TTTCAATTACCTGCGCTAAAAAAAATCCATTTGTATAATCGTGATTTGAAGGATTAAAAGTAAAATGCACATCGGCAACCCCTAAAAGAATTTCTAATACATCCACATACAACTGCTTTGCTATTAAAAAATTGGTATGCCACATTCCGTCAGTATCTTGTGGTGTTCCGCTTGTGGTTGTTCGGCTTGGATTGTCAGTATGTAAAATATCGTTACCACCTATAAATAAAATCTTATCAATATTAAAGCTCGATACCTTTTGAAGTATTCCTGTAACTCCTAAAAGCACCCTTTGAACTGCAATTTGATTGTTATAGCTTTCACCACTTTCAAAAGCTGTACAAAGTTTACCGATGTGGATGTCAGCTGGATCAATAACTAATAAATAAGAATCTTTATTTTCAATTCGTTCTAATTTTGGGAACTTTGGTACATACTGCTGAAGGTCCTGAATCAAATCATCACGCAATTGGTTTACATTTGCGATTTCTTTTTCAATAAAGTTCGGATTTTTTACAAATATTGAGGCTTGTTTATTTTTAACCCAAAGGTGTTTTACGTTTTGGTTATCAATATCGAGTGAATCAGTTGCATCAAACACACCTTGATAATCTTCATTAAATCGTTTACGAAAACGTGTTAAATATTTTGAAAATGCTTTTGCATCATTCCGATTATATTTTATACTTTGAATTTTATCTATAATTTCAAAATTTTTAATTTCTGTATTTTCGTTTAAAATCTCTTTTATTCTCTGATCGTACTTTTTAAATCTTGAACTCATAATTTTATTTTTTAAAATATATTTCGCTTTCTAATTCTCTACGCTTCGTCAATCCTTTTAAAACCTTGCCGTTTGCCTTATTCCATTTCAAAAATTCATCTTTTATAGTTGGATCTGAAGGATTAAAGTTTACTTTTTTGAGCAAAGTACTACTTTTTAAATTAGAAATACCACAATTATAGGAAAAACTTACAATTGCATTAAATTGATTTTGATTAAGTGGTGATGTAATTACTTTTGAAACCTTCTTTGCAAAGTCATCTGCGATTACTTTAAACATTTCAAAAGCTATATATTTTGAAATAGGAGGATCAGTAATTTTAACTTTTGATCCATCACTATAAAAAGTATTTCCATACCCGATTGTCGCAATTTTTGCCGGACACAAATAAGGTTTTAAACTCAATCCCTCGAATTCACAAATAAGTAAATATCCGCTATTATTCAGACGCATCTTTGTTGTTTTTTTCTAATAAATACCATCTTCGAGCTGTGTATCCTGTTGCGATAATAAAAGCCAATACTTTCATTGTAACATCTACATCAGAAAATGTAAAAGCAAAATAACCACCTGTCAATAATGAACTCTTTAAATCTAAAATCTTGTTAATCATTTTTTTAATCTTTCAACTATGTTAGTAAATCCCTCAATTCCTATGTATGCCGTTGCAATAATAACCCAATCTGAACTCGGTACATTGCCAACAAATAAACCACCACAAGCTATTAAAAAAACTAATAACTTGCGTGATATCCATTTGCTAATTAATAAATCAAACTGCTCTTTGCTCATTCGAAAATTATATCTTGTTTCATCTTAAAAAATGTAATATGATTGAGGGAATCATAGTTGCTAATAAATCTTTGTAATCAAATCCTTTATATACTATTTGGTCTTTAATTTCTTTGCCTAAAGCGATTAAAAATACAATTCCAATACTATACAAGTCATTTAAAAAATAATTGCTTAAAACGTATATAAAGAAACCATATATAAAATGATTTGCTTTGTCAATTGGAATTATCATTATGAAACCAAATAACCCATTTGTTCAAAAGCTAATTTTGAATACATTTCAGCACTTGACAAATCTTGCATCTGTCCTTTTTCTAATTCAACAGAAAAACCACCTTGCTGTACATCGGTAAAAATTGCTCCTGTACCTTCATCAAATGCTGACTTACTTGCATAAGTTGTAGCTGCGATTTCTAACGTTGTGCCGTTTGCTCTTGCTGCGAATTCAATTCGAACATAAACACTTGGCAATTCAATTTCTGTACCTTTAATCAAAATTTTTTTGCTACTTGTAGCACTAACTAATAATCCCATAATTTATTTATTTATATTGATGTTATTGTTTCCCAAGCTGTTGCACCTCTTACACAAAGTTTTCCTAATGTAGTATCGTAAACTACTAATCCACTTGCAGGAGTTGCTATTGCATTTTTTTGTGTGGTTGTCATTCTTGGAGGAAGGAATCCTTTTGTTGTACTATCTGTTTGTAAAATAGCAGAAGAATTTATTGTAGTAGTTCCAAGACCAACGCTTCTATTATTTACATCTAAAAACATTGTATAAGATGATAATGCACCTTGTGTTTTACTTGTGGCAATTTGTCCAAATCCAATTGAACCATTTGCACCAATTACGGGTGCATTTTGAAAACCATAAATTGATAATCCGTAGTTATTTCCATTAGAAATATTTAAAACAGCACTTAAACCATAATTTATTACATAAACATTATGAAAAATCTTACGATTGTCTTCTTCTCGTTCTATTTCTTCGCTATAAGCAAAGTCTTTATAAGTCTTTTCTTGCAGAAAGAGAGTTATTAAAATGAGTTATCACGGTATTATAAACTTTGAGAACCACCAAGAACTTCACGCTAAGGTTAAGATAGTTTATAAAAATACTATAGTATTACATATATACGATGATGAAGAGATATTTCATGCACAAGTTAATTTCCATAAGAATAGAAGATGGAAACATAAAATAAAGAAAGATAAGCAGAGCATAACAGCTAGTGGATACTTTGAGGCTATAATTATTCCTCAATATATAGAACCACAATTAGATAGTTTTATTGATAATTACTTAGTAGATAAGATCTTATTAGGAGTTGATGATGTTTCAGCAGTTAATAACTCAAAAAAATGATGCCATGATTACTGGTGGAATCAGTTTCTTTTGCTTAAAGTTAGGAATAACTGAAGAAGAACGAGCACTTATTTCATTTGAAGAAGTTAAAAAACTAGATCTTGGAACAAGTGGAACTTGTGCTGGTATGTATGATAGAGAAGGTAAGTTGATTAAAGTTCATATTAAAGTAAATAGATATGCTTCTATTATAGGTATGTTAGATGTATTAGCTCATGAACTTGTACATGCTAGACAACACCTAAGAGGTGAATTCTATTTTGAAAGAGTTATGACACCTGTATTCTTTGGGCTTCTTAACTTAAATCTATTACATAAATTCCATAAAGGACAGAACCAACTCAAGACTCCTTATTATGAAAGGCTATGTGAACAAGAAGCACATAAGGTATCTCATGATCTTATGGTAGAGTTTCTATCATTGATTAAAACAGCAACAGAATCGAAAGAACCTATGGAAACAATTGTATGTCCAATATAAAGCAATTAAAAGATCAAATTAGACAAGCTAATGAATTATTACAGTTCAAAGCTTATCAAAATGATGGAATGAAGAAGCATATAAACGATCTAAATGAGAAACTAAAGGAGTTACAGATGTCGACATTTAAAAGTGAATCAGGTGAATTTAAAGGAAGTAAGACTTTTTCTATTTTAACAGCCGATGACAAGAGGGTTATTACTTTTGGTGTTACTAAAGCAAAGGCTATCTTAGCTACTCTTGAAGAATTAAAGAAATTTGTAGAAGAAAATGAGAAGAAAACAGAAAATGTCTAGTGAATCTCAAATGAAAGCCTCCTTTAGACTTACGAATGCGTTATATCGTAGAGCTGCTATTGATGGCGGTTATAAGGTTAGAAAGGCATTTTTAGGGCGAGGTTGGGTCGTTGAAGATTTAGATGAATTAGATTTTGAAGACGTAGAGAGAATAAGAGGGCAAGTAAGCGATTTATATTTAAAGTATATACTTAGTTGCTCAGATAAGACATTAAAAGCAATACTCGATGCTAATGAAGAAGGTATTTGTAGAAGAGCAGGTAAGACATTGGAAGCAATTAAAACAGAGTTATTTGAGAGAGTGATGAATGAAGAAGACTCTAGTAAGACTAAGACGATCAACGCCAGCTAAATTTGTGTTGGCATTAATAATCCCTGGTGGATTCATATTGTGGGCATTTTATGAATATAAACGATGGTTGCACGAAACACAAAAAGTACAAGGGAAAAAGTAAGACCAAGAATGAATGTCTTGTTTGCTTACAGCTATATCTAGCATTAAGAGTTCCTAGAGTGCTACCAAAGCCAACAAAAGTTATAAAGAGTAAAAAGATTTATAATAGAAAGAAGAAAACAAATGAATGAAAATGAAAAGATAAGTAAAGATGATTTAATTGATACTGTTGGTTGGTTTGTTGATACATTGCAAAAATTAAAAATAGTAAAAAGTTTAAATGATGGACAAGGACTTTATCATAATTGTAGTTCTTATTGGGGTTTGTATGATTAAAGAAAAAGCTCAAAATTACTTTAAATCTCAATATCATCAACCTACAAATGAAAAAGATTTAGAGCTTTTTGCTAAACAAGTATTAGAAGAGTTTATTGTAAAATTAGAAAAACATAAAAGAGCAGTTGTTTGGAATTATGGATTAGATGATGTTATATTCTTTGATAAGTTAAAAGAACTTAAGGAGTTATATGAGTGTAGAGACGATCAAAGCGATTCAGATGTCGCACATGGAGAATGAGCTACAAGAAATCATGAAAGATATTAGAATGACTACGGGTAAACTAAACTTCATGAATGCAAACTACTACACTTCCTCTAAAGAGAAGAAATGGATAGAAGAAAAGCTTTTAAGACTTATAGCTCAAAAGAAGTTATTAGAAACCCGTATTGTAGAAGGTATGTTACTTAATTGAACTTATTACCCTTTTTCTTGTTTTCTTCTGCTGTGATTATTCTTAAATTAGAAACCATGTGAAACCCTGAGACAGTTTCACTTTGCAAGGGTATAATATGATCAACATGGTAGGCCGTACCTAGAGCCTGTGTTAGCTTTTTTGCTAATGTATAGGTAGAGTT